CTCGCCGTGACAGCGGTATTGACGTTAAGTGCAAACTGTTGCGACGTACCCCGCAGGGTTGGGGGCTTCCTTCCGCCGCTAGTAAAATCAAATACGAATAGACCGGGAGCCGTTGGAGACGGAGCTGCAAGAACTTGTCCGCTTCCCATAGTTCCAACAAGCGTTCCTTGTGTAGGTGCAGTAGTGTAATTCAACACCGTTGCGCTCACTATGTCGTTTGAGTCATGCGGCACAGCGGTTACAGAAGAGGACACACCGCCAGAATCAGCGGTGCTCCGTTTAACCAGCAAAAGCTGAGCAACCACAGCGGTCCCAGCAGATGCGTAGCATTCGACGCGCAGCAATTTGACCGTCTTCGTTGCAGATCCCGTAAGAGTCGATATGTCACCGACTCCGGTATTGAAGGCAGACGCCGATGCGGAGAAAGTGGCCTTTCGTCCCTCTGTCGTCACAAAGTGCGAGCCAGCGCTATCAGACTGCATAGCGAGTGTCTGGCCGGCAGTTGGTGCTGGTACGGTCGTGTTAAAGACCTGAGCGGAAAGAAACGCCTTAGACGGAGCGGTGCCGGCACCTACGCTGCAATCGGCGTTTGTAACAACAGTGCCGATGGAATTTGTGCCGGTAGGCAATGCGGCATTGATCGACACAGTTCCAATGGCATTCGTACCGGTAGGCAGCGCCGTGTTAACCGTGACATTGAACGTATCCGTTCCAGTTGCCACAATCGCGGCGCCGCGAGCCGTGTACTGGGCATCGACCACTTGGCCATTCGTGACGGTCGGTTGCGTGGTATTGAAAACGCCGCCAACCTTGACGGGATTGTTAGCGTTCGCGGCCCCGGACGCAACGGCCCCGTCAACGTGACCGATTAAGTTAGAGCCGCTTGGTATTTGCGCAGCAAGATTTACTGGTTGCGTGGTAGTGCCAACAGGGTCTATGCGTATCGGGTTTGTTCCGGTCGCAAGCTCAGTACCGCTTGCGTTGCGAATGTTGACGTGCAGCGCTCGGTTTGTGGTCGCTCGCAGCGTTCCCTCTGTGCCACTGGCGAGAACCGCGACAGAATCATTGAATACGGCTGAAATTGGATTGCCGGAAGTCGTTCCGGCCGTGAATGTAGTTCCATCGACAGCCGACGTTCCACCGGCGCCTGTGCTGTTCACCAAGATCCGGCCCGAAGAGTCAACTTGAATGCCAACAGTTTGCCCCGTCGTCAACGTCGGTAAGCTCGAATTGAAGATGCCGGCAATCAGTAGAGCCTTGGACGGAGCCGAACCGGCTCCAGTGCCTGTGTCGGCGTTTGTCGCTATCGTCCATGTGCCGGACTGCGTTACCGCTCCGATAACATTCGAGCCGGTTGGCAAGGCTGCGTTGACTGTGACATTGAACGTGTCAACTCCGGTCGAGACGATGGCAGCCCCGCGAGCGGTGTACTGGCTGTCAACGATTTGGCCATTAGTGACGGTTGGTTGCGTAGTGTTGAACACGCCGCCAACCTTTACCGGGTTGTTCGCGTTCGTGCCGCCGCTGGCTACCGGTCCTTGCATACTCCAGGGAGCAGAGCCCTGTTGCACAGTCCAGGTACCGGCTTGATTCACCGCACCGATAGTGTTTGCCCCGGTCGGCAGAGCCGCGTTCACCGTAATGTTGAACGTATCAACGCCGGTGGCAACAATCGCCGCCCCGCGAGCAGTGTACTGCGAATCAACGACTTGGCCCGTGGTGACGGTTGGCTGAGTACTGTTGAAGACGCCACCCGTCTTGACTGGGTTATTTGCGTTAGAGGCCCCGGACGCTATAGCTCCGTCCACGTGCCCGATGAGGTTCGAGCCGGCGTTCAAGCCAACGGTGCCGATGCTGTTAGTTCCGGTTGGCAGAGCAGTGTTGACCGTTACGTTCCACGTACCACTCTGCGTTACCGCTCCGATAACATTCGAGCCGGTTGGCAAGGCCGCGTTAACGGTAACGTTGAATGTGTCAACGCCAGTTGCGACGATTTGTGCGCCACGAGCAGTGGCCTGAGCATCGACCACCTGACCGCTTGAAACCGTTGGCTGCGTGGTATTGAAAACGCCGCCGGTCTTGACTGGGTTATTGGCATTTGCGACCCCAGAGCCCACCGAGCCGTCAATATGACCGATGAGATTCGAGCCCGCCGGAATCGACGTGTTGATACCTACCGTCCAGGTGCCGAATTGGGCCACAGCACCGATGCCATTGGTGCCTGTCGGCAGCGGATTGGCAAGCGTAACGGCCTGAGTACCGGCGCTCGCTTCGATGCTTACAGCCGCCGAGCCAGTGCCGGCAACCGATGTCCGAACCCGGATCGAAGCATAACCGGCGCAAGGCACCAGCCACGTCCCATTAGCTGTTGTAGTTGTGACGATTGCGCCGGTGGTTGGAACTATGGCGTTAATCGTGAACCAATTAGTGCCGTCTGTATTTCCTTCGAAGATAACGGTGCCGGTCCAGGAGCCAGTAATTTGAACCGACGCAGTTCCGGTGCCGGGGCAAGCCAGCACAACAGTAGTATTTGCAGATGACGTGTTAAGCGTTTGGCCGATGTTTGTGCGGTCCGCAGCCGTAGAGCCGAGATTTACTGTCCACGTCCCGGACTGGCTGACCGGCACGGCAGATTGGTTGCTTGCGATAACTACCGGTATGGAGCTAGCCATTGCGGCTTGGCCAAACGCCAGTGCGGAGCCGCCAATCTGCGTTACGTTGATTGTCCAGGGGCCGCTGGCTTGCGTCACCGCGCCGATGGTATTCGACCCCGTGGGCAGTGCAGCCGTTACGCTAACCGGTTGTGTCGTGGTGCCGACCGGATCTACCCGGAGAGGATTGCCGGAAGTAGCCAGCTCTGTGCCGCCTTGGTTGCGGATATTGACGTGCATGGCCCGGTTCGACGTTATCCGAACCGCGTCCACGGTGCCGCTGGTAACAGCTGCCAGAGAGTCGTTAAAGGCGCCTTGAATCGGTGTTCCTGGAGTCGTGCCGGCCGTAAACGTCGCGCCGTCGTTCTGTGCGGTGCCGCCGCTGCCGGCCCCGGACGCGATGTTGACTAGAATGCGACCGCTAGAGTCAACCTGAATGCCGGCCGTCTGGCCAGTGGCAAGCGTCGGCAAAGTCGAGTTAAAGACGCCGGCAATCAGCAATGCCTTGGATGGCGCCGAACCAGCGCCGACACCGGTATCGGCGTTCGTGGCCATTGTCCAGGTGCCGGATTGCGTGACCGCACCGATGATTGCAGCACCCGCAAGCAATGCCACGTTCCAAGAGCCGGATTGGCTGACTGGTACAGCGCTTTGGTTACTGGCAATGACCACTGGGATAGATGACGCCATTACAGCTTGGCCAAGGGCGAGAGCCGTTCCGCCAATCTGAGTGACGTTTATTGTCCACGGACCGCTTGCCTGCGTCACCGCGCCAACCGTGCTACCGCCAGCGTTTAGCGTGACAAAACCAAGAGAATTAGCGCCGGCTGGCAAAGGATTAGACAGCGAATGAACCTGAGAGCCAGCACTGGCCTCAAGACTGACGGTCGCGGTCCCCGTGCCTGCCACCGAAGGCCGCACGCGGATCTGAGCAAACCCGGCACAAGGAACAAGCCAGCTACCGTTGGCCGTTGTGGTGCCAACGATCGCGCCCGTACTCGGCACGACGGCGTTAATCGAATACCAGTTGGCGCCATCCGTAGTAGCCTCAAAGATCAGTGTCCCCGTCCAGCTTCCCGTAATCTGCACTGATGCCGAACCAGTTCCCGGAACCGCCAGAGGGACCGTATTACTGGTTTGAGTCGTGTTAAGAGACTGAGCGGTGCTGGTTCTGTCGCTCGCCGTGGCTCCCAGATTCACCGTCCAAGTGCCGGACTGAGTAACAGGCAGGGCGGCCTGATCACTGGCAAGAACCACCGGGAAAGAGTTTGCGGAAGTCTTCGCGCCAAGCGTGATGGCGGAGCCACCGACCTGCGTAGCATTCACGGTCCACGGACCGGAAGCTTGAGTCACGGCGCCGATGGTATTCGAGCCGGTCGGGAGCGCTGTATTTACCGTGACGTTCCAAGTGCCAGCCTGATTGACGGCACCAATGGTATTGGAGCCGGTATTCAGCCCGACGTTCCACGTCCCGCTTTGCGCGGCACTAACAACGTCAGACGACGTTAATGCACGAATCGACCTAGGATCTATTTGCGCGCCGCCCACGGCGATGCCAACAGGTAGGGGAGTTCCAAAACCAGCAACAACTGTTGGCGCAGAAATAGGCCCCGGATCTGAGACGGCGCCGTAACAAATGAACGAAGCTGGCCATTTGCGCGTTCCGTCGTCAAAGTCTCGTATCTTGTCGCCGCCAGTGCCGGTGTTAAGGGTTGTGTCGTTCGCATAACACCGCCCCAAACGCCAGTGCCTTTGGCGTCTTGTTTGCGGCAAATCAAGCCAGTGTCGAAGCATGAGCGATTCCTCGACTATCTAGGCGGCAGAGCAACCGCACTGTCGATTCCTACTCCAAGATCGGCGTTCGTAACCGTGTTAGACAACGAGTCGGCTTCCACGCCCGTTGCGAAGTCGAAAGCCGTAAAGCTGGCCGTCTGATTGCTTCCTGTCCCGTCGGTCCCGGTGCCGCTGTCAATCGCGGTGAATGATGCCACAAGCGTTAGACTGTCGGCGCCAGTCCCAGTATCAGCCGGCGGATTCTGCTGAGCCGATACCGTGGCGATGTCCATACCGGTGCCGCCGTCTCCTTGGTTGCCAGCGGACGGCTGACGAATGAGAACGTCAGCCGCCAAACCTTGGTCAAGGCCGAGAATGCTTGGCGCGACAGTCACAACATCAGCACCGGTTCCCGCGTCTGATGGCGTAAACGTGCTCACGAGCGTTAGGCTATCGGTTCCTGTCCCCGTGTCGGCAGATGGCGAGAACGTGGCCGTAATGGTCGCAATGTCCAGACCGGTGCCGGTGTCAGCTTGCGGGCCGGCGGACGGCTGGCGATTCAAAACGTCGAAACCGAGCCCCTGATCAACGCCCGTGATGCTTGGAGCAAACGCCAGAGAGTCCGCGCCAGTGCCGGTATCGCTCAGCGTCACCGTGTTAACGAGCGTCAGCGAATCCGTTCCAGTCCCCGCGTCTGATGACGAAAACGTTGCAGACAATGACAAAATGTCATTTCCTGTGCCGGCGTCGCTCAGATTCCAGGTTGGTCCCCAAACGAGCAAATCGGTTCCGGTGCCGCCGTCTATCGCAACAGAGCCGCGAAAGTTGGTATCGGTGCCAGTACCAGTGTCCGCGACATAGGGAGCCGCCGACACACCGGCGTTCGGGCTTGAGTCGGCCCCCGCGCCGGTGTCTAAAGCGGCAAACGTAGGCGATAACACGTCTCGACCGGTGCCGGCGTCAATCACTGTTGGACCAAGGCCGATGGTCTCAACACCCGTACCAGTATCCAGATAGGAAACCGTGAGCATAGAAACCAAATCAAAGCCGGCGCCAATGTCAAGCGCATACGGGCCGCCGCCAAACGGCGCGGAATCTGCTCCTGTCCCGTTATCAACCAGACCAAAGTTCGGTGACAAAGAGTCTATGCCAGTTCCAAAATCAGCGATGTTAAAGAACGGCATGAGAACTCCTGAAGAAAAAACCCCGCGTCGCCTCTCTTAGGACAACGCGGGGCTGGCGGCGACGGCCTGCTGGTGGAGCATGCGCCTTTACGATATTGTGATCTGCACAGTCATTGCCCACGTACCGCTTGATTTCGTCCCGAAGCTCTGAACAAGGCGATTCAGCATTCGTCCGGTCGCCGCCGTAGCACTGTTGAATACCGCAGTCTCATTCCACGAGAAGTTTGCCACCGCAGAGCCAAACGAGCTTTGGAACGTAATTGTATTGCTCGCAGCAACAGTGCCGTCTGTGTGCTGCGGAAAACTGGCGTTCATCGCCACACGAGTTTTATTCGTGGCCGCTTGCAAGTCCGTCTGCGTTGCCGCAGCCGCAACCGTGCTGTCGCCTACGCCCACAGCAGCGTTAGCGTTGTTGAAGAACGTCAAATTGGCGCCGGCCGCTGTGGTGCCGTTGCCGATGAGGCACTCCCAAAGGCACGATACGCCGCCGAACATAAGCAGGTTCTTGCGAATCACAACCTCCTCATCGGGCACAATGTCCGGCGTGACAAGATCAGGGTCGTCAATCTTGTGGTACTTTTTCAGGTGCCAGGTGCAGAGCCAGCGCCCAGACTCCAGAGCGCCGTCAGCTTGCCGTTTCAGGTCAGCTACTTCAAACATGGGCGATTCTCCGCTATGTGTATTCGACGGCTTTAATCTTCCAGAGCGTGGACATTTCTTCCACATTCTCGACCGTCTGGATGCTCAGGTTTCGACTCCCGTAAATCGCTATGTCACCGCGCCGGACTCCCAAAACCGTCATGTCAACGTCGGTGAAGATCGTATACCAGCGCGCCGTAACCAAGCGAACGTCACTAGTTTCTGGTCCCTTCTGCGCCGATTTGTCCAGGATCACCAAGCAATGGACGTTCGTCGCCAATACTGTGAAGCCCGGATCACTCGCCGCTGTACGTCCGCCGGCGTCGTCCTCGCTGGCCGCTCCGGTTGGCATCCGCTGGAGATTGATTGCATGGATAAACCATTCCGGCGGCACTTGGGCCGGATTGAAGTCCCACGGCGGTTGAAAGTTTTGTGGCATCGCTCATTAGAACGCCGGACTCGTAAGGCCGGGCACAAACGGCCCATTAGGTTCAACAAACGGATCGCCACGATAGCCAGGAGCGTTCGGATCCCCTTGGCCGCCATTCACGCCGCCATTCGGCAGCGCCGGAATCGTCTGTGGCAACGGCTTGACAATCGGATTGAGTATCCCGCCGTCCACCGGCGACTTCGTAACACTCGGCTGCATGACGCCAACTCGGTTAGCCCGAGCAATCTTCTCAACTCGCGTAATCTCTTCGTTGGTTTCCTTGTACATCTGCAAGACGTTCTTGACCGAATCGCTCTGCTGGACGTTCAGACCGCTGTAGGTGCCACTGACCTTGTTCCGTAGCGTCCCCTCAAGAATCATCAGCAAGTGACGCTTGGCGTAGAGATACTGGAGCCGGGGGAATACCGGGGCCTTGTCGGCGTAGAAGTTAAACAGCAAGCCGATCTGCCCTGAGATGGTGTCGAGTTCTGGCCGACTGGGAGCATCTAGCCCGGCTCCCACTTCCAACAGCATAATGTTAGTTACATCGGTCTGCGTCATGCTAGAACCACCAGTTACCGCCCCCATTCATCTTGAGCCACAGCCAGACCAGCCAAGCTGTAATCAAGACGCCGGCGCCAAAGCCAATGAAAAACATCATTATTTGTTCCCACGCGGCGAGCTACGGCCGCCGGGAGGCGGTTGGATTTCAACGCCTGTCGGCCCCCTGTCGCCCGTATGGGCACTCGGCGAAACCGGCGGCGGCTGCACGACGGGTCGCGATTCCGTCATGGCGCGAGCCATCGCAGTGGTTTGCTGAATTTGGGCCAGTTGCCGGCGAAGCTCAGCAATCTCCTGCTCCTGCTTGGCCAGCTTCTCTTCGTTGGAACCCTTCAGATGGTGATCGACCGGCTTTTCAAGTTCAACGTGTTCTAGCGTACTCTCGAAAGGCGTTGCTTCTCGAATAGCCTTCACCGTGAGCAGCCGATTGATTTCCGCCTGCGATTCCAGCTCATTAACTTCGCGCTCCTCTTCCACAACGTGGACGAAAGTCCCGTGCACCTTATCCCAAACCTTCTTGAAGCGTTGCACCCGGTGCCGTTCGTCGCTAAAAAATCGCTTCCCTTCTACCACGTCACCCTTCTTCCAAATCGGCCCAACCCCAGAGTGAAGAACGACGTACTTACGGGTTAAAAACTCCGGCAGCGCCTGGGCGCTAGCGCTGTCGGAGGCAGTGGGCGATTCTAATGTTGCTGTCATAATGCGGGCTCTCCAGTTATCCAAAGGTTTGGGTAAGCGTCTCCGTTTAGACGTTCATGATCGCGATAGCGGACGGGTAGTAAATGATCGGACCGCCGTTGTGGCCGTCGTGGATTTCAACCAGTCGCGGCACCTTCATCTCGCCCCAGTCCACGACTTTCATGTACGGGCCAGCCGCCACGTCCGCGTTGTTCGCGTTGCGAACCATGCGGTATTCACCAACCACCTGGCCGGCGGGACGCTCGCCAACCACGATAACGGTGTTGTTCGGGATAAACGTCACGAACTGACCGGTTTCCGTGAAGTAACCGTCATCGTAGACGTAGATCTCGGGGAGATCGTCACCAGTCAACAGCTGGTTGATTCCTTGCAGGTTGTTGAACGTACCGAGACCAGCAGTCCGGCGGCCGTAAATATCCGAGCCGTTCACGTTCGAACGCAAGTTGTTGAACGTGCCACGGTTCATATACGCCTTGGCGACAGCGCCGAAGTCCACGCTATGGCCACGATGCAAGAGCTGCACGGCGCTGAAGTCAGCCAACGGCGTTGAGGCCGAGAAGTTCGCCCAAGTCACGGCGGCCGTGAAAGTCTGGAGCGGGAAGCTATCCGTGTGAACTACCGGCGAGCCGCCGGTGATGCTTGGGGCGGCCGGTACGGAAAACGTCCCAGTCGCTAGGAGCGTCCACAGGATGAATTCAATACGGTCCAGCCGGCGCTGGAGGAGCTGGTCTTGCCGCTCAAGCACCAAGTCCGAAATGTTGATCGGCTGCCCGAACGTGCCGGGAGCGCGCCGCTCCGTGATTTCTTGCTCGTTGATGTCGATGTACTCGCCGTAGAAGCCCGGCGTGTACACGTACTGCTTGAGGCCAACAGGCTGCACCTTCGGCGGCGAACCGTTTAGGCCACGAATTTGCTGCAACCCGCGAAAGTTGTCGAGCTGCTCCCAGATCAGGAAGGCCGCATCCAACGTCCTGATCGGAAAGAAGTCGAACACAGGACGATCAGCCGTCAATCGCGGCATTTTGTCCTGCGCGATTGCCATGATTTCGGCATTCGTCGGATACGTGAACTGAGCCATTTTGGGCGACTCCTGATCAGACCGGGCGGGTTAACCGGTCAAAGGTTTCGAAATTACTCCAGTCGAATAATCGCGCCGTTCGGGGCGGACAGGTCTCCCTGTAGCAGCCGGCCCATTTGGTTAATCGCGTTGGTGTCTAGACCAACCAAGTCCTGGCTGCGGAACATGCCACGGAAAAAGGCCGGCGCCTGTTTGAACGTCTGGCCGAAGCCACCTGCCGCTTGGCCTCCGGTCTGGCTACCGAAAGTGATATTTCCGTTTGCGTCTACTGCACTGTCGAACTGCAAAAGGCACTTGGCCACCTGTGAACCATCCGTGTTGTTTGGACTGTAGGCGAAGTATTGCCCCGGCGTGCCGGCAGATCCCGTAGTCGTGTGCGTAACAATCGCAGCCGGTGCCGTGCCGCCAGTAAGACCGGTGCTTGTAGTCGTCAGCGTGGCTACGGCCTGGTTGCCCAGCGCATTCTGGAAGGAAAGCGTTACGACGCTTCCGGGCAACGGACCACCAGAGGCCAGAATGTTGGCGCCGGCAGAACCGAAATTCACGACGGTCTGAGTCGCCGTACCAGCGCCGACCAGCAGACTGGTAGTCAAGCCAAGCTGCGGCACGTAGACGCCGGCCAGAGTCCCTTGGAAGGTAATCGTGATAGCCGACGTATTCAGCGGACCGCCCGTAACCGTGACGTTGCCGGCACCAATGCCGGCCAGAGCCGCCAACTGAGTCTGAACTTGACTCGCCGTAGACGTAAACGACAGTGGCGGCGTCGCCTGGCTCTGGTAGCTCAGAATGAACGTGCCGCCGGTGAAACCGGTAAGCGAGAGCGTTTGCACTGCGTTGACGCCGAACGGAGGCAGCGCCAACAGGGCGGACTGAACGGCCGCAGCAGTCGCGTTGAAGGCAATGCCGGCCGTCGTATAGCTGCCGCTCGTGATGGTGAATGTACCACCAGTGGGCGATCCGGTGATTGTTAACGTCTGTACGTCGTTGTTGCCGATCTGCTCACCGAGCACCGTTCCACGCGGCAGCGTTTGGTTCGGGGCCAGCGTGATCGGCAGGATAGTTGTTTCCCAATCATCGCTGAACGGAAGCAAACCCTGCTGGAAAAAGTAATTGCTCGGTGAAAGAGGCATTTGAATTCTCCGTGTTGTGCGTTAATCCTCGCGGGCCTTCAGGATGGTTTGCCCCAGTGGCGTTAGTGCCAGAAGTTCGTTGCGTCGCTCGTCGCTCATGTTGGCCTTGTCGCCCTTTTCCTGGCTGGCCAGCGAGAGCAACACCTGGACGTTCTGATTAGCGGGCAAGCTCTCTTTCTTTAGAGGGTGAGCCGGTCGAGCGGCGATAGCGCCTTCGAGGGCCGCCACGCGACTGGTCTTCGCGCCGTTAAAGTCCACCGTGCCACCGATAGCGGCGTCATCGTTTGCGGCCGCCGTGTAAAGATCGATGAGAGACTGCTTCTCGTAGGGAAACGCCTTGTCATCGGCGAT